GGAGGAAACTGTCTTCCATAATCTAAAGGTTCTGAAAGAGCTTTATAATTTGCCATTTTTTCTGAACGTGTTGTAGGACTTACATCTGTCCCATCTTTAAATCCAACCCTACCGCCTTGAGCCAAAGTAGGTGTAACTTTAAAATCGTCTGATGATAATGTAGACCAGAATTCTGCTGCTTCTGCTGTTAATGAGTCTATTTCACTATCGCTAGCACCAGCTTCTCTTGCCTCTTCTTCTATTTGTTTAGTAGCTGTGGCTAATGATAATCCAGATGCTGCCATAGCTGCTATGTTTGCTTTTTTCAATGAACCATCAGTTTTACTAATTAATGATCCTTTTGTTAAACCAAACTCACCACCTGTTCCAAAAAGACCTTGTGTAGCCTCTGAACCCGCTCTACCTATCGCGTCGGGAACACCAGGAACACCAGGATCAACAGGTGATCCAAATAAGAAAGATTCTGCTTTATCTCCAAACGCTCCAAGTTTACCTGACTCTCCAAAACCAGGTCCACCAAATAATAATTGTCTTGCTGTAATACCTGAACCAAAATCTTGTGGTCCAAATCTAGCAAACCCTGTGGGTTTAAAAGCAGCTAATCCTTGACCACCTTGAAATCTAACACCAGGTAATAATGATCCAGCTGTAAGTATAGGATTAATTCTACCTGTTTGTTTTAACTGACCACCAATAGTCAAAGCAGCAGCTGCTGGTAAACTATAAGGTGCAACGAAAGGTGCTGCAGCAGTCATAATACCTGCTACTTCTTTAGGAACTACCTTCCTAACTGTTTTTTTTATCTTCTTTAATAATCCCATAATATTGTTCTATTTTGTTTTTCCTAGTAAATCAAGCGATGGCATAATTACTTTGACATCTCTTCTAATCTCTGCTTCTGGCACTCCTTTAGCCTTCCACTCCTCTTCTGTTTTATATTCTTCACCTGTTTTAAGGTTAGATATAGTTGTTATAATCTTTTCTGGTTTTAATATTTGCATTACGTTACTACCTCTCGCGGCTGTATTTCTAATATTGAAGCTATGACGTGCAGCTCGTTCGCGTCAGAAGCCTGTACTTTTAGTATCTCGCTTTCTTCCATAACAAGAGGTTGGGTTAAAAGTTCGCTCGTAGTATTCGAAGTTATAGATTTACTTTTAAATAAACTAAATATGTTAGATGAAGAATCTACTAGTGTTACTGTAATACTGGCTCCAGATCCTGCATCTTCAGATACTAGAATTGATTTTACAACAGCAGTCTTAAATGATGGCACTGTATACAGAGTTGTAAGATCTGTAGTTGTTAGGTCTACTTTTTTATTTATAAAACTATTTGCCATTAATTTAAAAAGAAGTTTTCAGCTTCTACTTCATCCTTCAAGTCTTGTTGATACGTAGTATTTAATTTTTGTATTACACCATCAAGATCTCTAACTTGTGAGTCAGCTACAGCTTGACTGTATTCTTTACTTGGTCTTGTTAATATTTGTACTATCTTTGCCATTATGAATAATCACTAAATGTTGTTGGATCGTTTACTGATGAACCAAATGTCCCTTGAGTTGTTTCACCAGCTCCACCACTCATAGATTCTGAATCTCTTATTTGTCTTGCAGCATTTAATCTATCAAACTCTGCTTGTGCTTCTGCAGCTTTTTTAGCTTCTCTTTCAGCTCTTTTTTCTCTTATGAAACTTAAAGGATTTATATTTTTACCTTGAAGGCTACTATAAATGTCTGGTGCTTTTGATCCAATAAATGCTCCGAGTAGTGCAGTCATAGGATTAAATCCAAATAATAAAGATCCAAGTCCAGCTCTGGTAAGAGTAGATCTAGTATCTTGGCCTGCTAAAGTATTCATAATACCTTCTCCAGCTTGACCAGCAAAATCTTTAAGATAATCTCTTATTCCTATTCTATTTAACACTCTGCTCTGGTCCGCATCCATGTCATCAAGATTTGTTAACGTATTAACCATAGGCATATCAGTTGGTGCTTTGCCAAGTAAATCTTCGTCTGTTACATATGCTTCATTTAAATAAAGGTTTTCCATTATCTTCTACCGTCCGATTGTACATCTAGTCTAAACGTGCCGAGCTTCCAGTCTTGACTAGTGCTTGTGTTTTCTATCTTCAAAGCTATTGCTCTAGCTCTTGCTCGTGTATCTACTTTAGTCGTTGATGAGCTAACTGTAAAGGGTCCAAGTGAGGAACTTGCAGCTGTACTGTTAGAATAATTACGTAAATTCAATGTAACCTGCGTATTTCCTGTTTGAGATATAAAGTCTGGCACAAATCTTCTTATTTTCATTAAGAACTCACCATCTCCTCTAAATGTAACTCCTTGGTTTCTGTCCTGTGTAATATCATAGTCACCTGATGTTATGCTCCCTGTTATGGCAGTTACAGTACCACCTTTAACTTGATCAGTTCCTGTCTCGTGTTGATAGTACGTTGATACACCATCTGTGTTTCCTTGAATGTATGTAGATGAAGTAGCGGCTTCAACACCATCTGCATCATATGATAAAGCATGAGGATTACCAAATACGGCTGAATCTGCCCAAGCAGTTCTAGCTAATGTTCCTACAGTCCATACAGGTCTTTGTGGTGTGGAGTCAAAATAATTGTAACAAACCATTCTATTATTAACAGAGGAATTAGATGTTGGATAGAACCACATAATCTCACCAAACAAGTTATTAAGTCCTGCTGTAATCATTTGATTACCAGAATCTAAATTAATGTCATCATAGACATGATCTTCAACTAAACACGGTAAAGATTGTAGAGCTCCAGAATATTTAAAGAAACCATTTTCAGATAACCAGTATGCTGCACCATCCACCTCAACAACTGCATTCTTACCAGCTAGTCCACAGTTAGTACCTGCTTGCACGAAAGCAAATGTAAATGGTTGACCAACAAATCTTTGTAAGAATAAAGCTGTATCAGTGTAAACATAAATTGCATCTCTACCTCTAATAGCTCCCATGATCCGTGATCCGTCGGCCAGTCTCTGTGTACCAGCGTCATTGGTTGCTGTAGGTGTATACGTGTTAATATCCTCAACCGCAGAGAATCTAATAAACATATCATCTTGAGTGGATTTTGTTCCAATCGTGGTTTCTGTACCAAAGAACACTAAGTGTCTATCCGGTGTAGATACTAACATATGTCTTGATGCAGTTGGTGCATTAGATATTATTGTGGCTCTTGTAGATGTTGCATCGGTTGCTGCAGAGTTCCATTCAAACACTTCGCCATCAACAATTAAACAAATAGCTTTGTCACCAAAGTTATCAATAGACCACATACCAGGATCTACAATTAAGTCACCTGATGCTGCTTCACCCCATGCTACAAAGTTTGATGAGCTTGTAACAGTTGCACCTGCAGAGTGAGATGCTGCTGTTGTATTTCTTACACCTCTTGTAACACCAGATAAAACATTTGATGATATACCAGTGTATGAAATTTCTTCTGTTCCTATTTGTATAAAGTTTGTACCAGAGGATGGAAACTGTGATGCATCATTTAAAGTTATACTTGTTGCAGAGTCTGTAATACCTGAAGCTAGAGTCGTAGTAAATGCTCCTACTTCTTGTCCACCCCAAGTTCCAAGTGACCAACCAAAACCTTGTGCTTGTACGTCTGGACCTACATGATAATAAAGCCTAACCCTAATGCCTCCTGATTCTGAAGCCCCAGATCCTGATTCATTAGATGGCATTGTTATTGTAATCGTGTTTGAAGATGGCACTGTTGTAACCATAAATCTTATATCATCAAAGTTTGCAGCAGCATAATTAGAGTTTGTTATTGTTGTAAAATTGTCTAATAAAATTATATCTCCTGCTTCAATACCGTGGTCAGAAGAAAAATTTATTGTAACTGATGCTGATCCGTTAGTTGTGCTGAATGCGTTTGTAAGTGTTGTTGTAGTTTTGATTGGGTGTATGTCGTAGAACACACCGCCTGAATAAGCGTATAAAACTCTGTTGGTCCCTATGATAGAATACTTCTGACCAGCACTATTAGTAAATTGATGTAGACCTCTAGCTGCACCACTAACGTTGTCTGCTCCTAGTTGTTTCCAACCACCTATTTTTTCGGGTGTGCCATATCTAAAACGAACGTTATCACAATCTATCCACTGACTTTCGCCACCTGTGGGTGTAACTTGTTTATTGATTCCTGGTAAAAAATTAACCTTCTGTAACATAGATCTCCAGATTATATTAGATTGCGTTGATATTCAACGTTATTTGACTATTCCTA